TTTAGGTTTGACCCAGAGAATGTATTACCCCAAGTTGTGCCTCCAGTTCCCGTTTTACCTGCAACAGCATAAGTCCCAACAGCGCCGTTACTTGTTGAAGCACCAGCCGAAATGTTACCAGAGCCAACAAGGCTAGTACCATTAACGGTCTTTAAACCGCCTACGTTTGTAAGGTTCCTACTGTTATCAATAACTGTAGTACCGTTTACTTTAATAGCCATCTTCGTATCTCCTACTATTAGCTATTGAGTTGTTCTTTAAGAGCGTCGATTTGCTCTTGCTGTTCTTTGATGGCCTCAATCAGTACAGCCACGATGTTGCCGTATTTAACTGACTTAATGCCTTGGTCATTTGTGCTGACTACATCTGGGATAACTTCCTCAACCTCTTGGGCGATTACACCGACCTCTGAGTTGCCGTTCTCAATCCAATCGAATGAGACACCACGCAATGCTTTCACTGCATCTAGTGATCCTGTGAGGGTTTCTACGTTGGTCTTTAGGGTAGCGTCTGAAGTGGTGTTGAAGTTGGCTGCGTTTACTGTGCCGCCAAAGTGACCGTCTTTAAATTTAGACCCTGATGCGCCTAAATCTCTTGAACCATTTTGAGTTGCGCCACTCTCTGAGCAAGGTAAAACTTGAGTGCTGTTAAACCTCAAACCAGTACCATCCTGTGAAGCAATGAAGAAATCCGTGTTGTTTCCAATACTGCCCACAGTGGTGCCGTCTTTAGAAACCCTAATGATTTCACCGTCACTAGACAGTCTATTGAAGTCAGCGGCATTGCCTCCGTCACGAATTGAACTTTGCAGTCCATCTGAACGGAAAATATGCCCAGCAGTATTCTCATACTCAAGAGTAGTCTTACCCACCAGCAAGTTACCGCTGCGTGTCACCGTCAGTATGTCACCTGACGTATCAGAAGAAACAATATAAGATGTTAAAGGGTTATCATATCTTGTTCTAATAATTTCAGTGCCAGCACTATTTTCAAAACCAATAAAGCTATCATTTGCACCAGAATTGCCAGTACCCATGCGAATGGTCATACCAGCATTGGTTCCACTTCCAGCATCTAGCTCAAGAAGATTACTAGGCGAAATCGTCCCAATGCCCAAACTCTCAGCACTAGCATCCCAGAAGAACTTTGCAGTGGTGCCTGTGTCCTCATAGAAGCTGATGTCGCCTGTTGAGTGCTGAATGCGGAAACGATCTTTTCGAACAGTTTCAGCATCATTCTCTGTTTGTATATAAATAGAGCCGCCACCAGCCGTCATTCTTGTGTGCAAGTCTGTCTGATCTGTTTCTGTAAATCTTAGCGTTGGTGAGGTAGCTGATAGTTTTGCATTCCCATCCACAGTCAGCCCATCGCTGGTCAAAGTCCCTGTGATGTCCAGATTACCTGTCATAGTATCGCCAGACTTAGAAACCTTAGTGCCGATGTTGGTTGCTGTAGTAGTCGCAAAGTTAGGGTCATCACCCAATGCAGCCGCTAGTTCATTCAGCGTATCTAGTGTCGCTGGTGCGCTATCTACAATCCCTGCAACCTGAGTATCGACATACTGCTTTGTTGAAGCCCCTAGTGCCGCTGTTGGGTCTGCATTCAGGATAAGCGCACCTGTCATAGTGTCGCCTGATTTGCTTACTTTTGTTGTTAGATCGACAGTTGACCAAGCGTAGTCTGAACCGTTCCAACCAAGGTATTGACCAGAGGATGCACCAGATACGTTGATATGTGCGTCAACTAGTGGCTCTACGTTAGCTGCGTCAGTGACATCTGCGCTTGCTTCAATGCCATCCAGTTTAGTCCCGTCTGTTGCTACATCGCGCCCGTCTACCGTACCAGTGACAGTGATATTGCCCGTGACATCAATGCCAGCATCAAAATCAACATTACCAGTGAATGCACCGCCAGAATTAGGAACGGCATCCGCAATGCCGAAGTATTTAAACGCTGTGACGTTCAATTCATCAGATACCGCTGCGCCACTTGTCAGTGTAACCGTATCGCCGCCAGAAACCGTGTAATCGGTTGTTTTTTCTAGCGTTACACCGTTGAGCGTAACAATGATGTTGTCTTCTAAGAAGTTTAGCGTGTTGCCGTTGTCATCGGTGCCAGTAAACGCTGTTTGACCTGATGTTGCGGTATAGCTGTAAACGTCCATGCTGCGGGTGGCTAAGTTGTCAATATCAACCGCCGCCATCGTGATAAACACTTCGACGTTCGTACCTGACAAATTCAACAGCGATCCTGTGCTGCTTTCAATCAGTGTGCGCGATAGTGTGGTGCCAGTGGATGTATACGTCCCTGTACCGACTTCCCAATCATTGCCATCTGTGATTGTGTAGCGTACTTCGTTGCCATTAACGATGCCGCCATCCGCAAACGATTGAAACCCTGCAACGGCAGAGCCAAGGGTAATCGTGCCAGTGCCAGTTGTGCTGGTTGTGACCTTTACGCGGTTAGCAAATTTTACTGCCATTACAGCCCCCTAAATTAGCTTGGATCAGGGATGCCGATGTCCAACGCTTCAAGTGAGAATGTGTTGCCTGTTGTTACGCTCTGTGACGCTGTAAGTGCGCCCGTAACAAGTAAGCGTGAATTTGACGTATCAACAATCGCATAATGCGTTGCTGTACCCGTGCCAGTGATAGAACCATCAGAAATAGCTGCCATTGTGACTTTACGACCACCGCCTGTGCGATCTGTAGGTGCGCCAATAGAAATGCTTGTCTTGTTGCCAAGAGTGTAAGTCGATGTCGCCTCTGCGTAGGTTGTCGCTTCTTGTGAGGTTAAGTCAACACGGTTAGCTTCCGTATCTAAAACAGTTAGACCGTTGTCTAGTACGCGATCTGCAATGCTTGCCATTAGTAACTCCTAATTGTTAAACGACGACCAGAACCGCTAGATTTTGCTTTGTCGCTTTCCATGTTTATAGCATCTATTGCGCTTTGATACAACGCTGCCCATGTCTGCATACGGGCATCTTCACCCAAGAATGGCGCAGAATGGATCAAAGAACCATACAAATACGCATCTGCATGATATTGCAGAACCCAATTTGATGTATTGCTAGTCGTTAGCGCAGGTATTCTACCATAATACACCATTTCTAGCGTATAATTGGCATCTGGCGTTGGGAACGCCTCAATTGATCCGTCTGTAATCGCATAGTAACGTGGCTTGCCCTGCGTGTCAGACGTAATCTCACGGCGCGACATCAATTCGCCCTGACCCACTAACTCAAGCGCATGTGGCGGGTTTGCCTGAACCTGCAAACGGATCGGCTCAAGAAAATCTGTCGGTAACGCGCTATATTGCGTATCTAGTATAGCCGTTGATCGACGCTCCATGCGCCAATGACGCACCAAACGACCCATGTTGACCTCTGCCAAGTCGATGAACGTCTTGATACGCTCTGTCTGGTCATCACGATCCAGAAAGTCCGCAATAACCGTTTGTAGCTCTGAGTATGTGGTAATTGGCATTTACATCCCCTTACATATTTAGCAGTCCAAGGTTTCTGCGCTGAAGGGGTGTAAGACCTTTCAGTTCATCTACCGTTGTTCGTAAGCGATTGGAGACAGGTGTTCTGTTACCAGTTCGTACTGACCCAATATTTCTTGATCCGATATTTTGTCCAGTGGTTTGCTGTCCAGAAGCCGACGATAGGCTTTGCTCAAAATCTTGTCCTGACGATCTGATAGAACCGATGTCCGCTCCTGTCCCAAAACCTTCGAAATCCGCGTCAAAAATGCGCGTACTTGCGTTTGTTCTTTGGTCATCTGTGCCTCTCCATTTCATAAGAACGACATCAGGGAACCCCTGACTTTCGTCCCAGCCTTCCGATCTCCACTGTTTTAATAGATCATCGTAGGCCGCTTGTCCACGTTCTTCTATGTAGTATTCTTTACTGAATGGTATCCGCTTTACTTCTTCAAATCCAGCGTTTCCATACATGCTGTTGAGGAAACCATCGGGAAATTTAGCACTTGGAACCGCAAATGCGTCCAATACGGTCACACCTTCTTCAATTGCTTTACCCAAGATTGCTGGGCCAGCTACGCCCTTTGCGCCCAGTTCGTTGTTAATAACGCCCGCCAGACCGATTTCATTATCGCCTAGCTCTGGGATTGGGTTGCCATCATTCATCCATGTGTAATCTGGGCTTTTCTGCAAGTTGAAGTAGATGTCATCGTTACCAAGCTGGAACACCTGCAACGATCCATCCTTCGCGCCCGCCTTTACTTCGGCTGCGGTTAACAGTGACAGTGATGGTGATGATGGGCTGCGTTCAATTGCCCGCTCATAATCTGTTGGGCCAACACCACCTCTGTTTTTAGGAATTAATGAAGATCGCCATGCATCCCCGCGCAATGCCGCCTCTATAACTTGTGCCTGCTGTGGCTGTTGAATGTTATAGTATGCGACAGCTTCTTGAATATTACGCGCTTTTTCAGGTGTCATCGCTTCTACTGGCAATGCACGACCAAATGAGTAGGCCATACCTGACTGATCGATTGTTCCGTCTGGACGGATCATTGTAGGTCTAGAACTAAATTCATCCTCAAAATCGCTATATAACAATCCACGCGACACAGGATTTTCAAATCGACCCACAACATCCGCTGCAATACCATAATCATAGGAAGGATGCACAGGCAAACCCATAGAAGCTAAATCTAAAATCCCACGATCACGATCTATCTTCAATACAAGTGTAGTATCACCAAGATTGCTGCCCGCAAACTCAGGCTGGATTGTTTCATCCAAAACGCGTTGGAAATTTGGCCCGCCAGCTTTAAGTGCTTTTGGAGATGTCATTAGCTTAGATATCATTTCACGCTGTTCAAATGTGGCGCTGCGCATCCAATCATCGAATGATGGGCTATCAAATCCAACAAATGTTGATAGCTTGCGCATGTCTTCGCTTTTTGTTTTCTTACCAAAATCAGTGACGATGTTGTTTAGGGTATTCAATCCCTCATCAGAAATACGATTATCGCGGATGTAGGCTTCTAGTGTACCCATATATGCATCGGCTATAGATGCGTTTGACTGATGCGCCTTTGGTGACATAGTTGTTACTGTCAGGAAGTCTGCATCTTTGCCCAACTTTGTTGATGCTTTGGACGCGCTATCAACCAGCCACCCAACGCCTGCATCGCGATAGGTTTCCTGTAAAGGAAATAATGGCCCGCCCATTAAAGGGGTTACACGCGTTGTTCCAGAGCTATCAATACCCGTGTAAAATCCACCTGTTTTCGTCAAATCCGCTGGCGTTGGTGAAAATGTAGCACCGATAACATCACGCGGGTCTAATACTTCTACATCGGAGTAACTCATTACTTCGCCAGCAGGGTTAACAGCATCCGCACCAACACCCACGGGTACACCGCCCTCATAGAATGCATCTCTCACGCCCTCTAAATCACCTTCTGCAAGTGATCTGGTTGCATATTTAACATCAGATAAAAGATAAGGCGCACGGGCTGCTACGGCAGCTTTTGCAGGGGCTGTGAGCAAAGATACCGCACGACCTTGTGGGCTTACACCTACAACCTCAAGTCCACCTAATATATCACGCGCTGCACGACTTTCATATTCGTCATTTGCTAGTAATTCAGCTACCCCAGCCGCTGCCTTTTGACTGCCACCAACAACACCTAACAATGCAGCATTAACCAAATCTGCTGGATAACTAAGGACATTGCGATATACGCCCATTTCTTCAGGCAAACTGTCCGCAGCTACTGTACCCGCATTTTCTAACAAATATTGCGCTGCCGCCAGTTCATCATTCCCGAACTTAGACATAGTGTCACCAAAGTAACCTGCCTGACGGTCTTCTTGTGTTGGCTTACGGCCCAGCAAATAATCAATAAAGTTATAAGCCATCGCGTTCTTCCCGCTCTACTTTTGCAAGATAATCCATGATTTGTGGTGACATCAAACCACCAGCCACTGACAAACCAAGTTGTGGCCCATAGGCATCCTGAAACTTGGCAAACCTACTGCGCAACACTGCTAAGTCATTTACTGGCCTGTCAACTAGCATAATCTGACTTACGCTACCAGCGTCCTCTACCGCATTGATGTATGGTACATTCGTGTACCCAGCCGCTGCCAAATCACGCCGCAATGCTGTGGCTACGTCCGCACGATCTTCTATCTTGTTGTCTTCGGCGTATTGATTGACAAAATCACGCAATTCAAATTCAGTCCAAG